TTCTAGCCCTCAGTATGGCTCTAGCCTTAGGAGAGGCGGGAACGCACACCGCCCACAAAATAAGAAGCCCGTCCAGTGCGTAGAAACTGGAATTGTTTATGAGTCCTTTACATCGGCGGCGATCGCCATGACAGGTCGGGCTAGTGATGCAAATCGAGTTGGGTTAGCTGTAAAAAAAAGCCAAAAATTCCATAAACACTATTGGAGACTAGCTTAATGAATTACTTTATTCAAGCAGCATTAATTAGTGCTTCCGCTTGCTCTAACTATGCAGAAGCAAAGCCAATATATACGCCAATAACAAGGCAATATATCGGCTGCTCTATGTCAAAGAAAACCTATCTTGATGTAGTCAAAGACTTAAAGGAAAGAATTATTTTTACTTCAGGAAAAGAATAAATTATTATGGCACTCAAAAATCGCACCATCCCGACGGCGGGATTTCCCAAGCTTGGGACAATTTTCAAAGGATCACCCAAAACCACATATAAAGACGATCAAGGGAAAGAGAAAACCAAGATCGGAAAAGATTTAGACTATTTTAGGTTTGAACCTAAGAACTATAACCCCGAACTTCGGGAAGTGTGGCTAAGACACTATGGAGACGAGCCTAAAGCTATTAATTTTATGGTTCTAGGCGATCGCCCTCAAGACGTATTCGATCCCTTTTATTGCCAGTTCGCAACGATCAAAGGCTCTCCACAAGGCAGAAAAGTTTTAGAATGCGACGGTGAAAACATTGTTCGGGAGATGAATCCCACTTCGCAAAAGTTCCAAACTGTGGAAAAACCTTGCAGAAGGCTCCCTGATGAGGATCATTGCGATAAGTGCAAGCCATCGGGCTTGCTTAAGATGATCATCCCTGAGTTGTGGACTGAAGGATTCTGCGGTTACGTTGAGATTGCGATAAAAGGACAATATGACTTGGGAACTGTCCAATCCAACTTACAGGCAATGTACCAAGTCCTCATAGGCTTGGGTAAGACTCTACATGGGGTTCCTTTAGTATTGGAACGCGGCGATCGCATTGTTAATACTAGGTTCCAAAAAAATGGGGTTTGGATACCTAAGATCGAGACAAAATCGCTGCTATCAATTACCCTCGAAAAACAGTTTTTGATGGGATTAGTTGCCCTCATGCGAGGTCAATCTGCAATCAATCTATTCCCAGAACTAACAACCGTTAAGCTATTGCCACCTAAAGAGAGCTTATCCGCTACGGAAATCCTCCAAGTAGGAGAAAGCCCTAAACAGAGACTTTATGAGATCTGTCTGGCTCTGCATATCGATAAAAAAGATATGTCTGAGTATGTGAAAAGAACTATGGCCTATCGCGGCATACCAGAAACAGGCTTAGAAGTTGCTAACCTTAAAAAGGAAGATTGCGACAATACGATTGTTAATTTAATGGAAGTTTGGGCATTAGATCAGAATGTGTGGAAGGACGATAACTACTGTATTGATACCTTTGAAGATTTCATGGAAGCGAATCAAGAAATAGAGTTCAAAGAATTAGCGATCGCATGGTACGAAAAAATCCAACAGAAGTTAAGCGATCAAACAATTGAAGTCCCCGCTTTAATTCCAGAGGTTCAAACACAAGATCCATCACAATATTCAGGAGATTTTTAATGAGAAATTTTATAGCTTTCGATCCTGGTCTAAAAGGTGGAGTCGCTTTTGCCCATTATGATGGCAAAGCATGGGATAGCTGCGCTCAAGTCATGCCGATCGCTGGCAAAGAAATAGATTGCGATGCGATCGCCAAAATGTTGGGATTTATTAAACAGCATGGAGACGTGATCGCCATTATCGAAAAAGTGTCAGCAATGCCGGGGCAAGGGGTAACTTCTATGTTCACCTTCGGCAAAGGGTACGGAACTTTGATCGGAATATGCGTTGGGCTAGGTGTACGGGTGGAATTAGTCACCCCGCAAGCATGGAAGAAGGTAGTTTTAGCAGGTACAAATAAGGATAAGAACGCGGCGATCGCTTATTGCCGTAGAGCATTCCCTGCCATATCCCTTTTACCTACTCCACGCTGTAAAACTCCTAGCGATGGGATTGCTGACGCTTTGTGCATCTTGGAATATGGGAAAAGAACTTATGTCAATTAAAACAGAAATTATTAATGGAGCAAAAAAGATGGTAAAACCAGAGATTGAGCAGCAAGTTTTCGAGATGTACCAGAGTGGAATGAGTAGCTATCGCGTGGCAGAAAAATTAGGAATCGGCTCTAGTACCGTGTGCCGTATCGTAAAAAGATTGGACGGTAAAGTTAGGACTAATAGCGAAGCTAGAGGTATCACTTCAGAGATTGAGCAGGAAGTTTTAGAAATGTACCAAGGTGGAATGAGTTCATCTCAGGTAGCAGAAAAATTAGGAATCGGCTCTAGTACCGTGTGCCGTATCGTAAAAAGATTGGACGGTAAAGTTAGGACTAATAGCGAAGCTAAAGGCGTTAGCACGGAGATTGAGCAGCAAGTTTTCGAGATGTACAAATTCAATATAAATTCATATCAGATAGCAGAAAAATTAGGAATTTCTCATGCTACCGTGGGCAATATCGTGAGAAGATTGGGCGGTAAAATTAGGACTAAGAGCGAAGCTCAAACAAAAGCGATAAGCAAAGTGAAAGCTAGTCAATATTTCCGATTATATGAAGCTGGATATTCTTCACGTCAAATTGCGGAAGCTTATGGGGTATCTTCCTCTACCATTCATGGCTTATTAAAAAGGTCTGGTTACAAATTGCGATCGCTATCAGAAGCCAACGAACTATCCTGCAATCCCAAAAACTTAAAACCGCTTTCTATATTGCCAGACACTCCTAACTCAATGCCTACACGTGGCAGAAGGGTTAGGAAGAAAGCCCCTAAGCCAAACCCATACTTAGAGAATTTAACTCGTGAAGCTATGGAAGCGATCGCGCAGTGTCAGCCATGAGTAAAACAATAGGACTTATATCAATTAAAACAGAAATTACTAATGGAGATCGTAATGAACCAATATAAGATTTATCGAAAAAGCAAGTATTCAGTCATTCCAGACGAGAAAGTAATAGAAGCCAAAAGCATTGCAGAAGCCGAATCAATGGCTAAAGACTGGGCATTTGAACTTGTTACTAGTGGAGCAATAAAATTTACGCCAGAGAGTGAATCTAAGCGAAAAGAATTGATTGCTTCACAAATTACCTTACAACAGATTCGCGAATTAATGGGAACTGAAACAATGGCAATTATAAGGAAATCGGAGGGCGATCGCAATGACTAAGGCACTAACAATTAAGCAACCTTGGGTACATTTTATCTTTAATGACTCCAAGGATATCGAAAACAGAAGCTGGGCAATTAACGAAAAGTATCTTAACAAATGGGTTGCAATTCATTCAGGTAAATCTATCGATTCTATGGTGGATACAAATAGCTCCGCAGTAAAGGATTTAATCTTAGGCTCCGTTGTTGGGTTAGTTAAATTCTCGGAATGTAACGGAAAGTCAACAAGTAAATGGGCGATCACAGGTCAATATCATTGGCATATTTCCGAAAAATTATTACTGCCAAACCCGATTAAGTGTAAAGGAGCCTTGAAATTTTGGAATTTACCAGATTTAGTGCAAACAGAAATAGATTCTTTTTTAGGCGATCGCCATGACTAAAACAATAGCAACCCTCTTTAGTGGAGGCGGCGGTTTTGATTTGGGCGCGATCGCCGCAGGATATAAACCAGTATTCGCGATCGATAATAATGCTGATGCTGTGGAATGCTACAAAAGAAACATAGGCGATCATATCGTCTTAGGTGATGTTCGTAACTTTCGATTCGCATCCACAGGTATTAAAATCGATCACCTCCACGCCTCCCCGTCTTGTAAATCTTCGTCTACCGCAAATGCTAATAAAGGCGAAACCGACTTTGATATTGACTGTGCCTACTCAATCGTGAGAGCTATACAACAGGTTGAACCTGAAACTTTTAGCTTGGAGAATGTCCGTGAGTACCATAAAACTAAATCGTTCAGGATCATTGTTGAGGCACTTATTGATAATGATTATCTAGGGAGTTGGGAAACCTTAAACGCTGCTGATTATGGGGTTCCACAATCTCGGAAGCGATTAATCCTAATGGCAAGCAAAATCAAAAAAGCGGAAATGCCGATCGCTACCCATGAGCAGAATCTTAGCGATCCATGTTTTGAAGGGTTTCAAACTAAGCAAAAGTGGATTGGTTGGTATGAAGCGATCGCTGATCTGATTCCAAGCCTACCAGAGACTAAATTAGCACCGTGGCAAGTAAAAGCGATGGGAACTTTACCTGAAGATTTCCCGCTGCTAGTTGAAAATACTGGGGCTAGGAGCGATCGCGATCTCCAAACCAGAAGACCAGACGAGCCCAGCTGGACAGTCCGCGCTATGGGATTAGATGGGCATTGGCATAGGGCAAATGTTCTAGTAACTGGCAATTACTCAAGTTTTGGAAGTGGCAAACCATCACTAATTAATGAGTTAGTCCCATGCCCAACATTAACAGCATCCCAGGATAAGCACCCTTTTAGGGTTATTTCAGACTGCAAAGTGTTAGCCATTACACCCCACTGCCTCGCACGGTTTCAGTCATTTCCTGACAGCTATATTTTGCCTGAACGTAAAGCGATCGCGGGAATGATTATTGGTAATGCGGTCCCGCCGTTACTAGCCCAGAGAATTATGGAGGCTTTTTAGATGAGCGTTTTTACTAATGAAATTAACCCTATGGATAGGGAAAACAAAACTATGAGCGTTAATCAAATTAACTTTATGGACGATGAACCCAGATCCGTAGATGAATCAGTCCATCACCCTGACCACTATAACGGGCGGGAGTGTATGGATATGTTGATAAAGATGGGAGTAGGTAAGGAAGGCTGCGTTTTTAATATCGTTAAGTACCTGTGGAGGTGGGAAAAGAAAGACGGGCTTCGAGATTTGAAGAAAGCCCAATGGTATCTAAACGAATTAATAAATCTTATGGAGAATAAATAAATGATTAACGCTCAAATTATCGCTGACTCAGTAAATATTGAAACGGGCGATCGCCTAACTACTTTCGTGCTGCTAAGATTCCCAAAATGCTTAGTTGCTGAACTCAATACCCACAGACAACTTTCTCGAAATTCTGAAAGTTCTAGGGCAATTCCAGTTAAAAAACGAATTGAAAAAATTAACAAAGATCCATACATCCCAAGTTTTACGCTCAATCAAAAAGGAATGATCGGGGCTGAGATCGATTTAGAATCAAAGGAGATCGCTGAAAGCTACTGGTTCGCAGCAATGGGATCGGCTATTTCTAATGCGGAATGGCTATCTAATTCTGGTATTCATAAAGACATGGCTAACCGTCTCCTAGAGCCTTTTTCTAGGGTTCCAGTGATCGTATCGGCGACAGAATGGGATAACTTTTTTAAGCTTAGAACAGCTTCAGATTGTAATCCTGACTTCAGGCAAGTAGCGATCGCCATGCAAGAGCTAAGGAATCAATCTAAACCAAGGGAATTAGATTTAGGAGAATGGCATATTCCGTATGATTTCGATTCTTGCCACTTAGAAGATCGCTTAGGTGTTTCTGCTGCTAGATGTGCCAGAATTTCCTACTCAACGCATGATGGAGAATTTAGCCCTAGAAAAGATATCCTGCTATGCGATCGCCTAATCCGTGAGGGGCATTTATCGCCATTAGAGCATCAGGCAAAAGCGATACATTCTATAGACTCGGTAAATACCCACAACCTAAAGGGCTTTCAGTCATACAGAGCATTAGTAGAGCTAGGAGAGATGACATAATTTTAGTTATATTTCATCGCTCGCCGATTAGCCTCGGCTTGCTCGATCGCTAGCTGACTAGAAGTTTTTCTCAAACTATCTGAGTTGGGGATAGTGTAATTATTTATAACGCTGACATTACGGCTTTGGTTGTCTGCATTGGAATTGCTGGAAGTTCTTAAATCTGGCATTTTAGGACGGCCAGAATTTCTAAGACCTTGCAAGAAATTTAAGCCAAGGCTGCTAACGTCTTCCTGCGAAAATACGACTTCCCCTTTGTGGACTATACCCGCAGGATCGAACTTCCCACCCTGACCAGTAAAGCCACCTTCCGAGAAACTAAGCCCTTCTGGAATTGCCGTATCAAAACTAACCCCGTCTATAGCCCCTAATGGATCGAAGCTTGGAGCCGCGCTGGCTCCACCGTTAAAAAGATTCTGAATACTAAAACCAGCATCAGGACTTCCACCTAATCCAAGCAAGTTTTTAAGATTACTAAAGAATCCATCACTAGCGATTTTAGCTAGGCTTTTTAAGATCGAGACAGCCATATTATTAAAAGCGTCACCTATCGATTTAGTGCCTTGGAATATCTCATCAAAGAAATTACCAAAAGCTGTATTTGCTGTGTCGGCGATCGTTGTTCCCAAATCTTTGAATTGCTGTTTTAGGTTATCAATCTTAATCTCGGATAGTTCGATAGTCGCATCTCTTAGAGCCATAACCTGTTCGACTGATTCATAATCGGATTCTGACAATGCCTTGGGACTGCTGATCAAACGGTTATATTCTGCAACTTTAAGATTAGTCTCGGACTGAATTCTTAATGTCGCAGTTGCGATTCTAAGCCTATTAGCTCCAAACAAATCGCCACCTCCCCTCTCTTGGCGATTAGCAAGCTCGTCAGAAATTTCCCCCCGTAAATTGCCTAAAGTGTTTTGACCTCTTAATTGTTTTATTAATTGGTTAATATTTGCGCCACGAGTAGCGATCGCTTTATTAATATCAGCATCTTTAACTTGCTCTTTAACAAAATCAAGCTGCTTAATCAGCGAATCAATATTTTTCTGCTCATCTATTCCAGTGGTCAAGCCTTTAAGTTTAACTTGAGTGAGTTTTTCTTGGGCATTGGCGATCGCAATCTTCAGCCTTAATTCTTCTTGGTTTAATCTAATTGTTTCTTCAAGATATTTGCGATCGGCTGCAACGCGATCGGGATTATAGATAGTTTTGGCATCGCGAACTGCATTGTCAAAATCTCGAAGGGCTTTATCATCTTCCAGCTTTTGAGTTTCGACCGATAATCGCTGTGATTGTTCTCTACGCTCATTAGCAAGATTTGTATTATTGTCTATTTTTAATATTGCTAGTTTCGACTTTCTGATTGATTCAATAAGGTTATAGTTTATGAGAATTTGCTGCTCTTCTTCTTTTATCTGAGCAAGTTCCAAATTCTTATCAATGCCAGGGACAGCTAAGGCTCTATTCGCTGCCTCGAATTTTTGTTGGTTAGCGGTTCGATCTATGGCAAACTGCCCAGCATTCTGGAATCCTTCTTTTGAAGATTCGATATATTGCCTAGTGATGGTGTCTTGAGTTTTAGCTAATAACTGATCGTATGTTGCGATCCCGATCTTGAGCTTGCCTTGGGCTTTAACTAAATCGCTATCATTGGCTTGCTTAATCAATGATTCTGTATCTTGGATGATCGCATCCCTTTGACGGACTTGGGCATCAAGAACGCCTTTCTGAGTATTCCTGCTGTCGTCTAATAATTTCCGATAATCCTCAATAGATTTAATCAATCCATCAAACAAAGGATTGCCCTTTTTGGTTGTCAAATCTTGACCGACATCATCAGGATTTATGCCCAATTTATCAAGCGTGTATTTGGCAAAAGGAAATGAGTCAATTTTCTTTCTAGCTTCTGAGATTTGGGACTGGGAAGCTAAAGATCTTTCTTGATCGGAAACTAATGCCGACTCTTCCTGCCTTCTAGTTATAGCTGCTGTGCTTTGTTGGGCTGTGCTTTGAGATGGGGATACCGAGATCGCTCGTAAAAGTTTTTTAATTTTTTCAACTCTGGCTAATCCTCCAGACGCAAGATTCCCCGCGCTATCGTTATCATAAGCTCCACGCCCGTCATTGCCGGGGATAGAGGCAAATTCTTGAGATAGATCTGTAACAGCAGAATTTATATTTTTTGATTTCCCAGACAAAAATGCTGCTAGTCGAGGCCTCTTTGCTGGGGAGATTAAGTATTGGAATAATCGTTCCTGATTTTTTTCATTAAATAACTCCCCGCCGCCAATGCCAGTATAATTAACCGCCTCCTTAAGGGTTTGTGGGATAAATTGATATTTCCCGACTGCAAATAAATCATTTCGTTGTTTGCTCAAGACTTGAGCAATCGTCATTTCTGTTAAATTCTTGCCATACAGAGAAAACGCACCTCCGGGGGTATCTCCCGCTTTGCCACGATTTACAGAGTTATAGCCGCCTTCGCCACTAGCAATCTCAGCTTTAAGTTGCTCTAGTGCTGACGAATTAGACAGATTGACCTTACTGCTGTCAGTTCGGTTACCTAATCCTTCATTCGTGATATCAATACTATCTTGTACCTTTTTTGCTTCAGTTTTACGGTTCAAAGCATCGATCGCGCCCTGAAGATTATTAACAGTCTGGGTAACACCAGCCAAGCCCGTTGCAGTCTCAGAAAGCAATTTGGAGGTACTAGATATAGCGTTTTCTAATAGCCCAATACCAGTTTTTAATAAATTCCTGCTAATCTCATCAGTGGCAGCTTTTTCGAGTTGCTTTAAGGCTGCTAAAGATTGATCTAAATTAGTTCTTCTAGCAGAGATATCTTTGCTAATTTCTTCGTATTGTTGCAATAATGCTTTTTCTTTTGCGACTGACTCATCTAAGCCTAAGCGATCGCCCGGTAATATTTGAGTTCTTCTTTGTCGTTCAAGATTTAATTCGGTTTCTAATACTTGCTGTTTTTTTACCAGTGCAGGAATTGCAGAGGCATCATTCCTGAAAAGATCCGACTGGCTTAAGGCTTGTTCTCTTTTCCCCTCAAATATCGTCTGTCTTAATTCTGCTCCTGTGGCAATACCTCGATCGCTAAGAAACTGTGGAATCCCTGCTTTCTTCAATAGTTCATTAAGTCGCTTTGCATCTTGTTCTGCCCTTGGGTTCAAGAAAGTATTAGAGGCAGAGCCTCCGTCTCCCCTTAAAGCCTTAATTAGGGAATCCCTCCAATCGTCAATATTCTGTTTGCTTTCAATAAATTTCTCATCAACCTTATCTAAATCCTTTTGAATTTGATTGGTTAAACTGGCAAAACTCTCCCCAGACGTATCGAGGGTTTCAAATACCTTAGTCCAGACTTCAGTAGCAATATAAGCGGCTGCTAATTGCTTAAGTAAAGTTCCGAAGAACCCTGAGAAGAACCCGCCTATGGCTTGAACAGTTGCCCCTAATTTGGCTAAAGCAATTTGGAAGAATCCAGAGGCGACCGTAGCACCTCCCAATGCCGTACTAGTTGTGAAGATTGATGTATATAACCCGACAATTAGGCTAGTAACCTTACCTATCAATCCAAACGAAACAAGAAAATTAGCAACCCCAAAAAGACTAGCTGTTTTTATAATTCCTAAAATGGAGTCATTTAAGGTATCGATCGCAAAAGCAGCCGTATTAAATAAAGCAGTTTCAAAAGGTTGCTTGGCTTTCCCGAATAGGTTTAAAAACTCAGTTGTGCTATTGCTCAATCTTGCTACCGAAGCTTGAGCAGTGCTACTAGCACCAACCAAGCCGACAGCATTCTCAGCATTTAATTGGGCGATAAATCTGGGTAAAAAATCTGTAGTAATTAGTTCCCCAGATTCAGCCATTTTTTTAAGCTGAATATCTGTAACTCCTAACGCTCTAGCGGCAATTTGTAAACCGCCCGGTAATGCGTTGATGGTTGAACTTAGTTCTTTAAAAGTAATTACAGAGCGATCGCTTAAAGTCGTAAAAGTATCAAATAGAGCTTTCTGCTGATCCTTATCAAAGCCTCGGACTGCTGAGGTGTCAGCAACGGCATTAAAAATTGAGTCTGAAACTGAGCCTTCCAAGGCAGTCCCTTTGGTAGCAAAATTTAGCTGTGTCTGCCCTTGCAAAGCTGTCTCAAAATCAGTCCCTCTTTGCTGTGTTTGCTGTCTAAGGGCTTCAAGTCTTCCTATTGAGCTTTCAGACGTGGAGAAGTTAAAAGCTTTCTCCATTTGCTCAAAACGCAAAGTGACTTCGCTCGCAGCGTCTCTTAATTGCTTAATCCAACCGATCGCGCCTTGGATGCCTTGCCCAACTAAAAAGCCAGTAAATAGCTGCTTAAATATTCCTAGCCCTTGTTTGGCTCCTTCTGGAAGCTTGTTGATTGCATTTCTAATCTTATCAACCCACTCAACAAAAGTTTTAGGTAAATCCCCAGCCCCTTCTACGCCGTTATTAAATCCTTCAGTTACCCATTTCCCGATCTGTTCAAATACTTTAGATGGAGAACTAATTCCTAGCTCATTTTTTGCGCCATCAATCACCTCCTTACCAAATTTCTTACCTTGTTTTTTGCCTTTTATGGCTGACTCAAAACCACTATTAATATCTATTCCTAGTTTTTTCGCTAGTGCATCAATCCCATCAAAACCTTCAAAATTTAAGAAGTCTTTAAAACTACCTTTAGTATTTGACTCTCTAAATTTCGCTTTTACCGCTTTGTATAAAGGGACTTTACTTTGAGCGTCTGCCTTAAAAAAGCCTCGATCAACTCTATCGCTATCAACATATTGATTTGCATAAGCTTCTTTTTCCGCTAAAAGCTCTTCTTTCCTGAATACCTTCTTAAATTCCGAAAGCATATGAGCGGGAATTCTTGCCTCTAAGTTTTTAACACTTCTTTCTGCACTAGCCTTAATATCTTTGTGTTTTATTAGTGGTTTTCCAGTTTTGCCGATCACATTAAAAAGCGGTTGATCCCGATTCTTGCCAAAAGCGGATTGTAGAGCATGGGTGTATTCGTGCGTTAATACACTGGCAAAGTCTTCAAGGTTGTTCTCAGAGACAGTAATTTGGTTTTTATTGGGATCATACTGACCGCCCACTTCGCCTAAACCTTTTTTAATTGCAACATCTGGGAAAGACTTTCCGACTTTTTTTAATGTAGACTTTGTTGGATCTTTGGCAGAAGATCCAATATCTTGGAATAACTTTCTAAGCTCTTGGGCTGGTGTATTCGCTTCGCCCACAACTTTCTTAAAGTCATAAACTAATTCAATTACGCTTTTTACATAACGTTCAAGGAATGATTTTTTCTCGTCTAAAGTCCCTTCAAAACCTTCTAACCCATTCTCAAGTCCCTCGACAACAAACTTGCCTATGCGCTGAAAAACCCTAGAAGGGGATTTAATCCCTAGCTCATCTTCAGTCCCATCAATTATTTCCTTCCCTAACTTTTTACCTTGCTTTTTCCCATCGGCTCCAAGATCAAATCCAGCCGAAACATTCTGACCTATTGAAGGTGGCAATCCTGCTAAATCAAATTGAGTAGCAGCGCGCCGTGCTTCCATAGATCCCTTAACCCCTTTGAGGCTTTTGTCTCTATTTGCTTCAGGGATTTTATCGAATAATCCATAAGCTGCGTCTGTAGCTTTTATAATGCGATCGCCTAATTCTTGAGCGAGTTTGTTATCTCCTTTAGCGATCGCATCTTGGAATTTCTTGCCTAATCCATCGGGACCCTTGAGCTTATTATTTATATTTTTGAATGCTACGATCGGATCGATATTACTATCTGGCTTAGGGATAGGGTTAATCTTTTCTTCATTTTTATCGTTTGTTTCTTGGAAGTAAGAAATAAATTCCTTTTGGAAATCTTTATTTCGGATATATTCCCTTAGCTCATGGTTCTTACCTCCCGCAACATCTTTGTTCCTAGCGGAATTCCCAAGCAAGTCTAAAGTAGGAAATCTGATTGGATCATCAGTCCCAACCATGTTGGTATAGTCTTTATCTTGATCGAATAAAATACCACTCTGAGGGCTACCAACTCCCAAGCCTTTGATATTTGTTATTCCTGCTTGTTTGAGGATTGCTAAAGCTTCCGAGGCAATATTCCCGCCGCCAGAATAGCCAGTTAGGTTAATGGGCTTATCTGGGAATTGCTTGCGATAGGCGATCGCCTTTCCAGCCATTGCGATCGCGTCGGGGTTATAGCCTAAAATTGTATTCTCAAAAACAGCTTGGGCATAATTTCTGCCCATTGTGACTACTTTTTCTGTTGCTTCTGTGAAAGATTTACCTTGGAGTTGATCTGGGAGCTTAACTGGAAGGCGATCGCTAAAGGGATTGGCACTAGGGATAACAGCAGAATCCTTAACCCCTAATTTCTTAAAAAGGATTCCCATGCCTCTAGCGGTTTTTGCAGAATCTTCGCCACCAGCTTGGGACAACCCACCAGCTACGATGTTTATTGATGGGCTGTCGTTAATCCCGTCAATATCTTTCTGACTAAGATTTAAGTCCGCAGTCCTTGCAGCCTGTCTAGCCTTACGGACAGAATCCCCAACTTGCTGTTGCTTCCTATTTCGCAAAAAAGCAAAAGCCTCCCGCAAATCGGCATTTGTTTCTTTAGCCATATCCTCAATATCTTCGCCATATTTGGCGGCGGCTTTAAGAGGATCGTTAATGAATTCAAAAGCTCTTTTCAATGAAGCCAAAGCTTTATTTGCAGTTTTGATCGCGCCCATCGGATCTTCTAGCGCAGGACTGTTATCTAAAAACTTATTAGTTTGTCTAGCGGTATATGTGCCTGTTACGCCGCGCCCAATACCTTCAAGAAATCCAGTCGTAATTCTAGCTAGTGGCGAGTTTGATTTTTGATTTTCCTTAATTAATTGGGAGAAGCCTTTCTCCAAAGTTTTGACAACTGGAGCCGAATAATCGCCTAAATTTTTACCGTCAATTTTTATCGTGGCATTGGCGATCGCCATGAATGAATCTTTAATATTAAAAGATCCTGTACTTAAAGATTGGACACCTATTTGCAATCCAACTTTTGCTAATGCTGATAAGTCAAAGCTTAGTTTGATTGGCTCGGTAAACCGCTTAACTGTAGCCTTAAAATCTTCTTCTAAGCTCTTTAACCCAGACTTATCGAAAATAAGTTTGATCGGATTCTTAGGGGCAATATCTTCCGCTTTGATCTGTTGGACTGACTTTACTAAGTCTTGCGGTTGTAATACCCTTGGCGATGGAGCATATCCGCTATAAGCAGTTGAGCTTTTTTGTATACCTTCCCATTGTTTTTTTAGCTCATCCGTTCCCTTGGCGATCGCCTGTAAGTCCCGAATAGTTTGGTTAAAACCTTCGGTAGTAAACTTAGTGGTATAGGTATCTCTAGCCATCTCCTTCTATCCTCTTGTTAGCGATCGCCTGTAAATTCTGCATAGCTTCGGAACCATTAAATCCTGCTGAAGTGCCAATACCCAAATCTATTAAATTTCTAGCAGTTCTTTCCAATTCGAGTTGATTGGCATATTCCACAAACATTTTGAACTGGGGCATTGTGTAATTATTAATATCTTCTAGTCTGTGACCTTCTCTGATGAGTCTGGAGACTTCAAGCCCGTATCCGCTTTTCCTTTTGGAGTCACGATCACTATGATCCGACTTAAGCGATCGGTTAATATTTTCCTGAAAAAACCTGCGTTTACCTCAACACAAGCCAATAGGATATCGATAACCTCGTCCCCATCTAAATCATCTAAAAACTCTCTATCCTTGCCAGTAGAGATTTTTATAACTTCGGCAATATCTTCAAAAATCTCGCCGCCGTCGGTTTCAATTAATTTAATCTTGGCAGCAATCTCCTTTTCTTTTTCTGATAAAGTGGCGATCGCTTCTAAGTTAGTTGGTTCAAGCTTTGCCTTTTCTTCTTTGATTTTTTGGAGTTCAGTTTCTAGCTGAATAGTTTCGCCAAAAACTAAATATGCCCAATTACCTGTTGAGATTTCATTTATATATTTATTAGCAAATACTAAAATTCGTGGATAAACTCTAAACTTAAATTTGGAGACTTTTACTAACCCGCCGCTAGTGTTTATGCTTTCAACTTTCGGAAAAAGAACATCTAGATCGTCACTCATATTTTCCTTTGTAGTTACTAATTTTTTCAGATATTTGGCTTGATATGCGATCGCCTATTTGCCGCAATGGAACTCTTTTAATAAATACTCGTTGGATTTTATAGACTGGTACGATCTGACCTCGATCGCTAAACAGAACGATATAGCCACTGCCTGAACGAACAATCTTAAATTTACTTTTGAACTTATTATAGATAGCTTTCCATTGATTCCCTACCCTTGGCAACCCAAGTCTTTTGCCTTGTGGTAAAAGAATGATTATGCGTTTTGTACTTTGCTGTTTATCGCCAAAAGCGACCCTAACATAAGCTGTTGGATTATCACTTTTACCTATCCTGATTTTTACTAATGATTCTAGCGATCGCCCTTTGAAATCCCCGACTCTACCAATTTCTTTCTTCATGGCAGAGATAGAATCTTTTAAGGCAGACATAGTGGCTTTTTTAAGATTTTTAGCCACTTTATCAACGAACTTTTGGGCAGACATGCGATCGCTAGACATAGTTATTTGATTACCGATCTAACGATGGCATCTTTTGCCTCTAGCAGTTTTCTTAATCCTGCTACAGTTTCAGCCACGTCAACATCTTCATCAAAATAGCGTTTGTGGATTTCATTAGCTAAATCCCCAAATGGCTTAGAAACACTCTTTAAGTATTCTGGGAGATGATCATACTTAAAATAGCGGATGATCGGGAGCGATCGCTTTTCTTGTGTCATTTATTCTTAACCCTCAAGTAGTTGTTGCTGTAAGAAAATACCACCGGGGATAGTCCCATCACCGATCGGAGCATCATCAAACTGGCTTGTATACAAGAGCATACCCGCCATAGTCAATTCCTCCCCTGCGGTTTTCCCAATAGAGATTAAATCCCATTGTGGAGTTGGCATTAATTGCAATCTTGGTGCTACTGCCAAGAATGGGGAATCATTCCGCAAGTTGTTTCTACCCTCGATCCTGATTGCGATTTCTTGACCTGACAGGGAATTGAACCCAACAGAGTCAGAACTACCAAACGCATAGGAGACAAGCACAGATCCACCAGCAGGGATTAAACCAGTCAAGGTTCTACGGAAATTGCCGAATACATCCCATGTAAAATCAGTTCCATTGGTTAGGATTGTGTTAGTGCCAGAAAGGACAGCAGTAGCAGTAGCACCAGAGCCACCGCCTGAATCAACAAACGAAACCGCAGGAGCGGAGGCATATAATCCGGGAGAAACTAAGGTAATCCCAGTAATTACGCCTGCGGAAATAACAGGAGTCGCAGACCCACCGCCTGAACCCGCAATTACCACTTGAGTAGCACCAGAATAGCCTGTACCACCTACGCCCACAGTGAATGAAGCAAGTGCCTGTCCTGTAACTGCGGTTACAGCCGAGACATTAAATTTGCCTAGAGGGGTAACTCCATCCTCAAACGTGCTAGTTTTTACTGGCTGATTTGTGATCGATCCCGTAGCAGGTGTGATCACCTTACTAAATAATAATCTACGTAAATTCTCAATCGAATATTTGGTAATAGTAGCCGTAAATTCCGCATCATTTCTAACGATAATGGAATCTATGACATTTTCTTTGCCAGTTGCACCTTCACGAACTTCTTTCTTATTCCCAGCCGCAAACCTTACCTGGGCAAGAATCACATTTCCAATAAAATACCAGTTCAAGGCTTTCTTGCTGACAGCATCGATCGCCGAAGCGTATACCCTACCATTACCCGAAAAAGACATATTCTCAGTCATAATTACCTCTTAAATTCTTTAAACCCTAAATCTAAATTCCCCATCTATCTGTCTCGTAGTCAAGACTAACTACTAACGTCCTTTTAACACACGAGCTTCCCTCCAATTCTACAGTATTATTTGATTCTTTCAAATGCAGCATATTTCCAGAAATCCCTAGTGTAGGTAGTAAACCGATCGCCCGAATCAGATCGGCGATCGCATTGCTACTAGCAACCCCATAACCGATCGCCTCCTTATTCCACAAATAGCAATCAATAATAATCTCAACTTCATTTAATCTGAGAGTATTGCGATCGCTAAATTGCTCAGAATCATCACAATATACAATGCAGTCTTTCTTGTACTCAATCGGGTTCGGATGAATCCAAAACACCGATTGTCCCAGATTCGTTCGATACCCATTCGTTATCTGGATCTGGGTCAGCCTCTCCCCCAATACCAGCATCAATTGCTGCAATCGGCTCGGATTCAACGGGTTTGATGGTAGTGTCATTTTCTATGTGTAAATCTAGGTATGGAACTAATAGATGGAACGAGCGATCGCATATTCCCTCGTGTGGAAATAATTCACCGCCTGTATATTCCCACCCATAAACCCCACCCCAATCAACATCATTGTCTGATGGGTTATGGGTAGCCGTATTTTTTGCCTTGACTGTGTAAAATTTAGACATTTAAGTTCTCCATAGGTCGCCTTCTCTTCTTCTCCTGCGTGTTAATCCTGCCTCAACACTAGAGCCGGGATTAACGTAAAGCAAAAAATCATCTGGGATCTTGCCCCAATTTTTTCTGGCCAAAGAGCCTGAAATCGTACTGAAGCCATTTGAGTTGTAAAAATGCGCTCCGAGGTTGTACGCAAAACTCAGCAGCGCCGATCGCTGATTGTCTGTCATCTCCTTCCAAAAAGGAATCGTGCGGACTAAGGTATCCCAGAAATTACGCAAGTCGTTGTTTGAATAAATTATTGCTTCGGCTTCGGTAATTGGGCGATCGCCAAATCGAACCCTCGCCCCATTTGGGTATACTGTCGTACCGTACCCGATGGTAGCCACCCCGACCCCATCGTTATAGACAGTCGAGGAATAGCCTTCAAATTCCTTAATTAAAGCGATCGCTTGCTTAGGAATATTATTTGTAGGGGGTGTGACTGGCTTAGTTTGAGGTGGCTTTGCACTTCGCCAGACTGACGTAATCTCAGTACGCTCTTGATCGCTAAGAAGGCCCCACATTTTGATTAGAGCTTCTTTCTGTTTGTCTAATCCTTTGTAATTAGCAGGAATATCTAAAATATTCAGTTGGCTATTATTACTATTTGTCATCGGGTTTATTTAGTTTTGGTTAAAGAATTTTTAGCAAATTTAGCCCAGATATTATGATTTGATAAAAGCTTAGATATTATCGCGTCCGCAAATCTCCTAATCTCTTCTTGGCTAACCGAGTCAAAGTCCATTCTTGAATTGGGCGATCTGTAATGAAAAGTAATAAACCCTAAAGGAAGATCGTCTCCAGCTAAAAAATAGTTGATCGAGAATCTAACTCCTAAAGACTCCAAGAATCCACGATAAGAAATATCCGTAATCTCATCCGTAATTCTTTTGGAGTAGCCATTAGCCAAAAATGACTTTAGAATTATATTGCTATAGTTAGATACGACAGAATTTACATACCCTGATACTCTTGCTACTCCGAACTGTTCCACTTCGTGTGTGACAGTACAACCTTTGATCGAGGCTCCATCTATTGTATATGTCCCATTTGTGAATCTGGTTAGAATCACCCTATCAGCATTGGTTCGATCAAGTAGGGTGATTAATATCTGGTCGATCGCCTCATCCTGCTCTCTACTAAAAGATAGCTTCAATCCCTGCCTTTTTATCCAAGGGGAAATAAACTCTTTTACTACGACCGTGCAAAATGTTAGGACTACCAAGCTCACTGTAGCGATTACTTCAGTTTGGAATAACTGGCTTGGGCTTTGAATTGGAGCGATCGGTTGTTCGATTTGATTGGTAGTTTGCATTATTCCCTTAAACCTAATTCCGTAAACGCTGCGTCATCAATGGGTTGAATATTAGTAATCGTATAAGTAACGGTTTCAATTACTAAAGTATCGCCATGCTTGACTGAGCCTAAATCTGAAGTCTTTGCTGTGGCTAAAATGCTTCGACCTTCGGCATTAAAGGTAAATTGTTGATAAGCTTTGTCAAAGAAAACCTTGATAGTTTTAGAAACGGAATCCTGAATTAGCACTGCTGCGATCGCTAACTCAGATTCATTTAGGAAAATATTAAGGTTTTCTCTAAACATTTTAAGTCGGTAATTGCGCGATCGCATAAGTGATTGAAACTTCCGCAGTCTGTCCAGCCCCGCCAATCGTACCCGCCGCCGCGCCGTCGGCAGCACAGGCAAAAATACCGATAGTTTCTTCTGCTGCCAAAATCGCATCAGGAATAACTAGATTTCGGACTGGTTGAGCAGTTAAATCTGTACTAATCGCATATTTATTGGGGACTGCTGTAGCTGTTATTCTGCCTAGCCCAACCTTTACGGCGGTTGTCGCCAATACCGCGATCGGTAAAACCAGAGTAGCAGCATAGACAATGGCTCCTAGCGGAATTTTTTTGAGTAGAGTAAAGTTAGCGGCGGGAGTTGTGAGCGCGATCGTCTCTTCAATTGTGACAAACTTAAAACCCGCAGGTACGTTTGTTGGCAGAGTTGTACTCATTTATTTATCCTATTTGTTTATTAATTCCTTAAGATTTATCCTATTTATTTAGGTGAAGGAGGATCGACCTCCTTACGTTTTGGCGGGACATCAGGCTCTAATTTCTCGACTTGGTGAGCCACCAAGTTATATTCCGATGGGGTTAATGAAATCCGTTCCCCTTCATAGGAAGTTTTATTTGGGCGTTTAGGATCGCTGTCTGGCAAAGAGACGTTAAACCCTTTGCGGACAATAAATGTTTCGGTTGGCATAATCTGAGTTTAATTAGTGGTTACTTAGAGAGTGGAGATTTAGAGAGTAGAGATTTAGATAGTAGCTACTAAATCAGTAATCGCAGCAAAAGCTTCAACCCGACGAAATTGAATATCGCAAGTTTGCATTGCTCGGATCATCAAAGTCCCTGACTCGTAACCACGTCCAAAGGGATTAGGTAATAAGTCTAAAATTCCCCAAGAAGCGAACACTACTTGACTGAAATCTCCATAAATTATACTGGTCAAATTGGTTCCACTACCTTTAGTCAGGTTCCGAGGAACTTGATTTGACCGCATAACAGGATAACCGTTCAACATTCCAGGAGTCCCGGGGCTTAAACCGCTATCAGTGCCGATCCACATAGGGGAACCAGCAGTATCTTTTAGTTTTTTCATTACCCCGACCCCTCTGGCGCTTGAAAAGTAATGGGTCTGTCCTTCTTCATCTGCATTCAGATCAGACACCTTTGTTTCCAAATCGATCAGATTATCGTAAGTAAGAGTGGTTCCGTTCGCCCCGCCTGTTACGTTACCGATCCCTGCGGTATTTAGGATACCTCTAGGCTCACTATTTAGTCCCGATCCTGCGATCGCGGCTAAGTCCATAGCTAATGCCATCACGATCACCAAGTCTTCCCGAACTAATTGCTCAATATCGGGAGTGCTTTGCAACATCATCAATCTAGTGATCGCTGATAAAGCTGCAAGGGTGTTAGGTCGGAATGATAATTTCCCGAATCCACCCTCGGATTGTGGAATTTCCCCACCTTCAGGAACCCAGTACGCTGTAGAAGTCGAAATACGCCGAGGGATATCTAAATTCCCCACTAAACCAGCCAACATTCGTGCGCCCATCTGCATTATTTTTGGGCGGGTTCGGAGGATATCATAGAAGCTACTACTGTCCAAAATTGTAGCGACTAGATTCCCGCCAGTTGTAGGGGTATTGGTTGCATAAGTCGCCCGTGCGATCTTTGCTGTTGAATGCCCAACCACTCTACTAACGGCTTCATGATCGACTGTTAGATCGGCAAAAGGCAAGATAATATTAGCACTCGCTACCCCAGTCCGTTTGATCATTTCTTCATGGCATTCAAGCTCAAACGATTTGAATCCGACAGCTCCCCAATTCCCATCCATAAAATCCCTTATGGCTCGGATTACTGAGAAAGATTTTTGCTCTTTGTTGGTAAATCCTAGCTTTAGGTCGGCTAGAGGCTCTTGTTTTGGCTGCTTCCCACTAAAAGCTCTATAAACAGTGGCAATATCGCTGCCATCGTCAATAAATTTATTAGCCAAATCTGTATCCGCATATTTTTTGCCGACTTCATAAATCTCCTTAATTCTTTCTCGCTCTAATTTCCTAGCTAAATCTAAATCCACATCTTCTAATACTGTTGGCATTACGCCCCCCTTATTTGTTCTTGTCAGGTCAATTCCCAAATCTATATCTATAGTATCAGATGACTCGATTTCTACAGGATACAAATCCTCGATCGCGTTGCTCCTTAAAATGCCTACCGTAGAATCAGCAGGATCACCAACTAAACTAGCATGGCTTGGTTGCCACCGCGTAGCTCTATAGATAACTGGGTACTCGTCTTTTTTGCTCTCGCGTTTCATTTTGGAAACCTTGGCACTCACGGAAACATTACGGATAATCCCATCTAACACCTGCTGGTATTTGACTTCCGAGAAATCATCTTTAGCGAATCGAACCGCTATCTCCACTTCTTTATTTACAATTTCTGCGCGTTCGATCACGCCGACAATAAGAGATCCATTATGCTCGAACAGTAGATTAGAGCCGTTACGAAACCTGCTCAAATCTACAGATTCTTCCGAGTGATCTAAGATGCACGTTCCAAAGTAATCAGGGCATGGGGTTTCGCTGGAAATCGTAAAAACTACTGTACGTTTTTCCAGATCCCAAGATTCAGCCCTCTTGATTGCCGACTGTCGGCGCCGCATTGGCAGCCTGTCCAGAATCTGAGTTAGTTGATTCGGTAGTGTTTGTTGCATTTTGATTTTGTCCTCCTTTTTGGTAATAGCCTGATATGTCTACGCCGTACTTTGCTGCTAATTTCTGTTCCCTCGCTCTGGTTTTTAGAAAATCTTCTATATTATGCCCGTACTCTGCCAATGTATCACTGATCGTGGATTGCCCACTTTGTAAGGCTTCGGCATTTGCTTGTACTTCTTTTTGCGGATCAACATAAGAAAACCTGCGAGGATACCAATGAGGTTTATTATATTTTCTTCTATCGCTAAAATAATTTCTAATCTTAACTACACCCGCTAAAACAGCAGCATCAAGCCAAGTTTCAAAAACTCTTTGATGCAACATTTTGATATATCGCAACCTTTCAAATTTCCAATTATCTCGGAATAGCATTTCTTCGCCTCGCATCCCTGAATAATTATAATCTTTAATATTGCCTGAATATTTACCCGGTGCAATTCCCAAGGCGATCGCTGCCATCCTGTTTCCGTAATCTAAAAAAGGCAACGAATTAGCACCTGAAGCTGAGGGGATAAAAGGGATCATACTCTCCCCGGGGTTCATTTGTTTATAGACTCCCGGCTCTAAATATTCTGAAACTTTAGTGCGATCGTAAAAATCCTGATCGCTGATCGGGTCTGGTGTTGTGATTAGTCCCATAATACAAGCTTCCAGCCTAGCCCTTATTAATAGAGCTTCCTCAAATTCTTTGATGTGATGCGATCGCACTAGAGTAGGGAAAAACCAACTAATCCCGCGTACTTGCCCAATGTCGTCACTTCTATATATATGGATAATGTCTTCTGCTAGATTTCGTTCTGGGGTTAAAAGATTTTTAGCCGTATTATTAAACGAATAATCACCGGGATCCCAACCTCGAACATGATAGGCGATCGGTCTTTTCCATTTATCAACTTCAACACCTAGCCTAATCTCGTCTCCAAGGTTTGTTTTCCCGTTCCAGTCATCGGCCAGTTGTCTGCCGGGGATAAACTCTAAAGCTAATGGGATTTTAGAATTACCAAATCGCTCACGAACAAAACGGATTAGAGCGTCTCCACTTACCGCAGGATGATGGACAGCCATTTGCTCGATCTCGTTAAAATGCAACAAGCCTGAAACATGGCAATTTGTAGCTAGGCACCATTCCTGCCACTCTTCTTCGATCATTTCGTTAGTGCTATCGTCAAGATCTCCATTGGCTAAGAGGATCTGCGATTCCATCGGGACACCCTCCCCGATAATATCATTCTTAAAACAGCGCACGGCATGAGAGCCATTTCCATTTCTAAATTCTTCTTCTGCCCTTGCTCGTACCTGTCGGTATGAGCCACGGATTGCATTATCGATACTGCCCGCGCTTGATGTTGTCCAGTCGTTTGTAGTTCTCCCGATCGCCGCGCCGCTATAGCCCGATCGCTTTACTTTTGGTTCAGGTATGGCAGCTTTAGGGTTTAGGAAATTCCATATAGGCGATCGCTCGATATTAAAAAAGTCTTTCATACCCAAATCCCATATATAAATTTCTCGTACTAGGGCGATCGCCTCGCTGTTCAGCTTCCCGTCTAACTCTAGATCGCCAATAGCCTTCAAGTTCGCTTAATTCCTGCAAGGTGAAATTCTCTACTTCACGATTGCCGATCTTATAGCGTTGTACGGCTCCGCCTTCTAGCTTGGCTGTAATTGTAGCCTGAATTGCTGCCAATGTTTTCTCAGCGTAGCTAGAACCGTCATAAGGTACTAACGTGGTTTGGAGGTTTGGCTTTACTTCTATCTGTCCGTTACCGATATTTATGCGACTTCCGACCTTGCTAACATAAGCTTGAAAATACATCACGCCAGAAATTAAAGCTAACGACTGGGCAGTAGTGATCGTGGTTTCGTAGCTTGAGGCATTAGCTGAAGCTGTTAAATCCAAAATCGAACTACCCCGAAGGGAATAGTTAAGCGTATATTCTGGACTCGAATACTCGGAGAATCGATCAAGCCAAGATATTGAATCGCCACTGGTAATTATTCTGGGTATGGCTAATAGGATCACAAGTTTATTCCTTGTCTAAGGATTTGTTCATCGTAGCATTAGTCTAATCTGAGCTTATCAACAGATCCTAGATTGATGGGATTAGGACTAAAAATATTATATATAAAATCTTTGATTAATAGCTTGACATAATCTAAGATAGGTAGTAAATTAAAGGGGTGGCAAGGGTAAAGCGCAACTAACCCAAGCCACAAAGTCAAACTAACTAAATTAAGGATAACTCAAATGACTAATTTAATTGCCATTGGTGAATATATTCAGATTTCACAAGATGAGGAGGCAAAGGTGGATGGCTATGAATTTGCCGATAAGCTTTTAGGAGGATACGCCTATCATTCCGTAGTTTTGATTGAAGGAGTTTGGATGATGCCACACCCAACGGATGATACAGGTGGTTATATTAAAGCCCCCAAAGATATAAAAATTACAGAATCAGCAGACTATTCCAAAGTAAGGAAAATTCGTAAATAGAAGCGCAACTAACCCAAGCCACAAGGTCAAACTAACTAAATTAAGGATAAATCAAATGGCTATCAGAAGAAACAAAGAAACTATCAATTCGGCAACGTTTTGGAAAGAAAACCCCTTTGAGGTCGATTTACCAAACTCGGCAAATACTGGATTTAATATAATTGCTTTACCCTATCTTGAGCAGGATCAAGATGGAAATATGATTTTAATTGATGGTTACGTCAAAGTCCAATCTTGGACTATTCAAGACATACCAACAATCTTGGATGACCAAGGGCTTTTAATGAAAGAGCTAAACAGTAAGGTTTACTTTGATATTCCAGTAGGACATAAATGGTTCGAGGAACTTAGTAAAAATACCCCAGACAAAGACTGGATTACTGTCCAAATTGACGGCGTACAATGGCAGAGTTTCGGGTTTGCTCCATCAGGTTTATACAGTGATCAAGCTGTCAGTGCTTTGAAACTTGGAGGTATTTAATGCCTAGAGGTGGCGATCGCATTGGGAGCGGCAGGAAAAAGCTCCCAGAGTGTGACAAGAGGATAAAAACCTCAATCACGCTTGATGCTGAAACCCTTGCATGGGTAAAAAAGCTAGGTAGTAGCCCAACAATTAACAGGGCTTTGGATATATCCCATAGGCTTGTAGAAAATGCAATATTGTTGCAGACTTTGGATGCGATCGCTCTTACCCGTGGAATAGCGATCGGTGAGTTGGTTGAAGAATTATTGATTGAAGCCGTCACAGGATAAGGAGGAAAACCTATGAAAAACAAATTAATGTACCGAGTCTACTGGGAGCATAAGATCACGAGAGTCCAAGGGCATGGTAAATGGTTCCAAAGCAGAGAACTCATTCAATCATGGGTAAACGGCTTAAATGCCAAAGATAATGACTGCATCCATTACGTTGAATCTGGTACTGACAATTAAATCCTAGCCCTAAGTTAACCGCTTAGGGCTTTTTATTCGCTCTCTAGCGATTTGTTTATTCTAGCTTCTTCTTTGTCCCAGTCCCAAGCTTTTAGGTTAATCCCGATCGTATAGGCTGCGGCGAGATTGTATTTTTCGCAATCTAAAACCTCGTTTCGGCGCTTGGGCAGAACCCGCCAATATTCTTTAGTAATCCCGTTTTTAGCTATTTCAGTCACAAATTTTTCCGAGGTTAGCTCACTGTAATATTGATCTGCTATGCCAATGGGGAAATGGTAATAGCCGCGCTGATCCTCCCGTTCTAAGCCTAATCTACCATAGATCGTAGCTGTAGCAGTATCTGAGCCAACCAGATAAAGCCTGATTGATTGGGGAAACGATCGCCCCTTATAATCAAAATCCTGCGTAGACGGACGGCTAACTATTGGCTTATTTTTGGTTGACGATCCTTTAATGGGAATTACACCCCGACGGGCATTATTACGGCAATAGTTATAAACTTCATTTTTGCTGTTGCCATCGCCAGAATCGATCGCCATCCTGCGGATTTTGAGTTTAGCCCCTGAATGATGGTCAAATTCCATATCAAGAAAAGTATCTAATTGCTCCCAAGGCTCTTTAGTAAAAATATCACCCCACAATTCTTGGTAATAGATTAACCACGATTTCTCATCTCTACCCCATGCTCTAATTACTAGTGCTAGGCGATCGTGTTGTACGTCTACACCAGCCGTTAAGATTAAGCCACCCTTGGGTACAGTCAGGATTTTATAGGGTTCGGCTCTAGCCTGTAATTTGGCATAGTCTAATTCTTTGCCAGTCACCTCTTCATAGGGTTCACCTAAAGAAGTGTTTACCCATGTTTTGAAGCTTTCAGGGTTATCTTTGCATTCCAAAAAGTTTACGACTATATCGCCGAAAGTTCTCCAAGGTGAATAAGCTTCCCATATATGAAATCCTGCTCTATTGGTAAATTTTGCTGTAGGAATCCATACCCCATCCCTGAGCATTTCGGTTTTATGTGTATTTCTGATTATGCCTTTACAATTTGGGCATTCGTACCAAGCGTGTTGGGGAGAGTCTTCATCCCATTTAATATTTGTCCAATACAGTATTTGAGGCATACGGCAATGTGGACAGGGTACATTGTAATATCTTTTGTCACTACGCTTAAAAGCTTCGGCAATTTTACTTTTACCTTCATTGCCAGGAGTCGAGAATCTGCCAATTTTGCGATCAGGAAAATTATTAGCTCTCCTAATAATTAAACGTGATGAGTCCCCTTCAGAGCCTGACGTACTCATTCTGTCCTCTTCATCAATCAAAATTACCTTGCAAGATCTTGACGATACTGATGATGGGGAATTTGCTCCAATAATATTAAGATTCCCGCCAACAAAAGATTTATGCAAAAGTGTATTTTGGGAATCTCTGGTTTTTATCGAAACTATATCGCTCAGTGATGGGCAATCTCTCAGCATTTTAGCTATGCGATCGCGGCTAAAAGTTTCAGCCATATCAACAGTTGGCTGCGCTACAAGAATTGGGCAAGGGGCTTCAAGAATATAATATAAAATTACATTTTCAAGACAAGAAGTTTTCCCGACCTGCGTACTGGACATAAAATCAACTTCTTCCACGCTTGGATCGCTAAAGCAATCCATTATTTCCTTAAGATAAGGAGTTCTAGAAGTTCTCCATCGCCCTGGTTCTGAAGAGGCTTCTGTCGATAATACTCGATGGTGATCCGCGTTTTCAGAAACCGATAATTTAAGCCTCGGAGTCAATAAGGTCAGAGTCTGCTTCGCTATTTCCCACGCTGTCTGCAAAATTATCGCTCCCTAGTTCTGAAGATACTTCTTGGATTTCTTGGTCTAGCAGTCCTTTAACGGTTTGATAATTAGTTTGCTCTAACAATCTATAAGCCATTTTTGCGGGTATAACCGATAGTTTAAGCTTGATTGCCATTATAACTTTTGCCCATACCATCCCCACTTCTGAGGCTAAAACTAATGTCCCCTCTTTCTCGTCATTTGCTAATTTCTCTTTACGGTATTGTTCCCACCTTAGAGCGATATTTGCGGCTGTAAGCTCATCATCAGAGTTATTATTTCTTGATTCGATCAATTCCTCGATCCGCTTATCTTTATGCGCTAAAATTGCTTTTATAATATCCCCTATTTCTGCTGATTTTGGGATAATTTTCTGAGATTGCCACTGGCTTATAGTTCTTATAGGTACGTCCGTTTTTTTGTGTATCTCAGTTGGGGTAAGGTTCTTTTTAACTTCTGTCACTACTACTATGCCTCTACCGTCTTATATTAGCGATCGCTTAAACACTGAGAATTTATCAATAATTTACGATACGGTAGGATCGCCCGTTGGATTTGATACGACCATAATAACCCTTGATAATGGCTATCAATACGCTTTCGACAGGTACGATCAACCGAGGGCTAGGTTTAATATAGGCGATCGCATCTATAAAAAAGCAGAATGGGAATATTTGAAAAACTTTTTTTATAATGTGCGTGGTAGTGCGATCGCGTTTAGGTATAAAAATTGGGGAGATTATCAGGGCATTAATCAGGCGATCGCGATCGGGAATGGCATAAAAACAGTTTTTCAATTAGTCAAGAATTATGATGGTTATCAAAAAATCATTGAGAAGCCAATCAATGTAACAGTTTTTATTGATGGCATTTTAGTTACTTCTGGACTAACAATCTTTCCTGAATCTGGAATTATTGCTTTTGCGATCGCTCCAATTACAGCAGCCGTTATTACCGCAAGTTTTGAATTTGACCTAAAAGTTAGATTTGAAAGTGATAGCCTAAGTGGCAGATTGGAAGCTGCTAGAACTTTTGATAAGGAAGAATTTATTTCTGTTCCGACGGTGGCGATCGTGGAGTTGCGATCGCCTTTTGCTGTGTATTTCTTAAATGAAGAGGATATACCTACTCTTGGACAATGCTTAGTTTTATACAACATCGCGGTCAATTACACTAGCTACTATTCTTATCTGGGCGTACAGCAACCTACAGGAACTTTTACGATGAATTTTATCGATATTCTAGGCAAGATAAATGAAATTGATCGTATTCTTGTTGATACAACTCCTAGTCGCTTTGGGTTTGATACGATTAGAGTAATTGCCGATAGCGGTAACTACTCTCAAGGGGCGCAATTTCCAGATTTGGGCGGGGCTATTGACTTCTACTTCCTGCAAATAGATTCCGTAACTATTACTACCGCTAGTGGTTTACCTGATATTTGTTAGCGATCGCCTTAATACTTTTGCAGGGCGATCGCGCTTTTACGCTCCTATAGCTGTTGCAAAAGTGTTCATAAGGTCTTCATAGGTGTTTATTTCTGCTGTAGTCAATCCAGAGGCAAGCATGATTTCAGACATCCTTCTGGGTGATAGTAATCCTACCGCATTACTACTATTGTCAAAAACACCCCAAGCAGCTAAATCTGTAGTGGGCAGTGCCGTTCCAGTTTGAGCATTATTTGTGATAGCTGTAATTTGAGATTTGTTCCTTCTTATTTGAAAGTTTGGAGCTGACTCCCTAATAAAACTCCATCTTCCCAAAATACTTCCAGCGTAAGCGGTTGTTGATATAAAAGCACTCCCATTCCCTGAATAGAGTTCGGTAAAATCAATTCCTGAAGACGTAAATCTTGGATATGATTGCCAATAAATAAAAGGACTACCACTATTAGAACCGAACTCAGCAATATCATTACCTGTTTCAGCAGATTCGAGTTTGTAAGAAACAGATGTTGATGTTGCAATGTGATAAGTGTCAGGCACATAATTTAATCTTGCGTGTTTATTTGAGCCATTACCTTTTAGCCCGTTTATTGTTAAATCGCCGCTAACAAAATTGGTAAACGTGATTTGCAAATTTGTGTTTGGATGCTTCAAACAAATATTTGAACCCGCAAAAGTTGCATTGTGAGGTCGCCATAACAAACCAATTTTAGTCCAAAGACTATTAGCTTTCAGCGCAACAATTAAATTAACAATTGCGGTTGTTTGACTAGCACTTACCGTATTCCCTGCTGTAATACTTCTGTTAATATAGTTTTGAGCATCCGCATCAATTGCTACAAAATTCCTATTAGTCCTTAATTTTGTTAAATAACTACCCGTCTTTAATCCAGTGGTAAAAATTGCCATTAACCCCTACCTCCTAGTAGTTGCACTGTAATCTTAGAGGCAGAGCTTGCTAGTCCTTGAATGGTATCGTTAGTATCACTTAGAGATAGCCCAACCATAAACTCAAGAATTATAGTTTCATTTGGAACTAAATCTTGTCTAAAAAATTGATGAGCTACTGTAGCAGTCCTTACCGCTCCACTGTTATCAGGGACATTGTAAAGAGTTGCTGTTCTTGTCACAGTGTCATTATTATGCAAAATAATAGACTTAATAAATGTCTCGGTTGAGGCTGGATTCGCGTAGATAGAACCTGCCACTGTAGCTAGGTATTGAATGTCAGCCAACTTTACTGGATTAACTGTACTTGCCATAATTTAACCTCCTAAGAACCATGCATAACCGCTAGATAGACCGCCGCTTGCGTAATTTGGGATATTTAACGTGGTGCCAATCAGCGTAGAAACCCCACTTGTACCCGTTGTGGTTAGCGATAGCGACGATCCCGATCCAATCTGCTGAAACGCAATCGCCGTACTACCCAAAGTACCACCTTGATTATTGGTACAAAGCCACAAGGTGTCAGCATAAACAGAACCTTCTTCCACGCTAAGCTGAGCCGCTACAACCTCAGCGTAGCTATCCATATCAGTAGTTCGGGTTAGGGCGATCGCGCTGCCATTGAAAGTATATAACCCATTCTCGGCGGGTGCGGTGTTTGCCCTGACAAATAGCCTTTGTCCAGTAGTCAGCGTTACCCCATCAAAGATCGCCGTAGCAGGGTTACTTATTACGATATTGCCAGTGGTAGCAGCCCTTGCA